TACCTTGTAGTTCTGGTTTTTCAAATGTGCTGTAATATACGTCACCATATAAGTATTCACGGCGTGCAACTGTGATAGGATGTATGCCTAAGTCTAGTGCAAGTTCACCTAATGTTTTACCATACTTAATTTCAAACTTGGTTGGTTTACCACGCCTTTGAAATGGTGTACCAAAGTTACGCACACGCATACGAATTGCTTCACATGTGACACCTTCTAATTCTGCAAGTTCTTTACAACTGATGCCCCATTTCTCTTTGAAATCAGTTCTTTTAGCCATAATATTCTCCTTTATATAATAATTTATTTATCTCTATAACTGTATTATACAGAAATATAAGGGTATGTCAACCTATTTCTATAAATATAGATAAATAATGCTGTTGATCAATAACAGTAAATTTAACCAGGAGATATCTTGCAGGACTATCTAGATTATATCACTGGCACGCATTCTCTATACGATAAGTATATTAGAGATTGGCGTTTAGCCATAAATTCTTACCATTCAGGCCCTGAATACAAAGATGCTCAATATTTGAGAGCATATCAAATTGACATAAACACGCCTAGTGAAACTGTCAACACATACGAAAAAGCAGATGACGGCAGTATAGTATACAAGCAAAAAGCCAAAATAGAACATGGCACCAGTAGAGTTGGTACTGAAAAAGGCCTAGACAGCATGGCTGGTAGTTTCTACAATGAAAAGATACAAAACACTCCCATATACAATTATGTTAAATTAATTGCTTCAGAATATAATTCTATACTGTTCCGCAACCCACCACAGAGAAATTTAGGCGACAGCCAAGATATGCAACAGTTTATGCAAGACGTAGACGGTGAAGGCAACGATCTAAATGAATTCATGAGTCAAGTAGATGTACTCACAACTGTGTATGGTGTTATACACATAGGCTGTTACAAGCCAATTGGCAGTGACATACCCAAGTTTAAAATTCACACACCAGATGACGTTACAAACTGGAGTTACAAGTATGACTTAGATGGCAACTTGCGAATGGACAGTATAGTGATAAAAGTAGAAGATTCAGATCATCACAATGTCTATCGAGTAATAACAGATGAATTCATAGACACTATATTTGTAGGACATGAAGACGATGACGATTATGTCCCACCTATAGAAAGTGACCTATTAGAACAGTTAGACGGTAGCACCTATAGAGTACGTCAGGAAAATGAATTAGGTTATATACCTATTGTCACAGTATATCAAAATGTAAAAGTATACAACAATGTAGGCAGTACTATTATATTTGATGTAGCACAAATACAACGTAGCATATACGGTGATAGTGCAGAAATATATAGTGCAATAACATATTCAGCACACCCTACACTGATACTAGATGAAACCACAGATGCACTAAATGATGGACAAGTGGGAGCCGAGCCTGGATCTATAGTTCGTGTACAGGGTGGTTTAACAGGTGATCAACAAAATTATGTGTATGAGTACAAATCACCTAGTCTAGATGCCATCACAGAAATACGTGAACTCATAGACAGCAAAATAGACAAAATGACGCAAATAGCAATGTTGCGTAGTGAAGATTTAATTAAGAGTGCCAGAAGTGGTGAACAAATAGAAGTATTTGATGATAAACTGGCCGCACTAATAAGAAAGAAAGCCACTAACATAGAAAATGCAGAAAGTAAATTATTCGATATATATTTCGATTGGACAAATCAACAAGTACCAGAAGACTTCCGCATAAGTTATAACAGACAGTATAACAAACGTGCATTAGAACACGAATTAACAGAAATTGACACACTCATGAGAGTGGTAAACAAATATGATGAAGTGTTTGTAGGCACAACACCATTCCGTGCCGCAACATTTGAAACACCAGAACAAGCAGAAGCAGAAGCAAGTAGGTTAGGAGGAACTGGCGTACACAGTCATGAAGTAAATGGAGTAACAGTTTATATGCCATTTAATACTCATGCAGAATATGAACAGAACTTAGAAAGAGCAAATCCAGGTGTAGACTTCGAAGAAGACACAGGATTTAAAGAACAAATGCGTGACAAGATTCGCATAAGACTTGAAGAACTACTGGATAGTACCAGTACTGATAGAGGTCTTTAGAAATCTTGATATAACCCCCACTCAGGGATAACAGGAGAATAACTATGTCAGAAGGACTAGATGTAAATACGCCCGTTGCAGGCGAAACCGTGCAACCAGTTAGTACTGATACTGAGGTCGTAAACCAAGAATCAGAAGAAAAAGTAAATACACCTTCAACGCCAGTAGTTGAGCAAAAGGATGGTAAAATGTATGTAGACGGAGTTAGAGTTTACTCTAGAGACGACACAAACAGAATTGCCGCCAATGCACAAAAACAAGTTGAAAGTAGAATACTAAGTGATCTAGATGTTGATAGCATTGATCAAGTTAAAAAGGTAGTAACAGAACTGCGAAGTGCTACTCCAGAAAACACATCATTAGATGTGGAAGCATTGAGAAATGCTGTACAGAAAAGAGAAGCCACAGTTGAAGAACTGAAAGCAGAACTCAGCAGAGTCAAAACAGACTATGCAGTAAAGGAGCATGTGTCCAGTTTAAAGGATAATATGCCTACTACTTGGAAAACAGAGCAAAAAGATGCTGTGGTAGACTTGATGAAAGCCAGAAACATGCTGTTAATGGAAGGCGAGACGTTCGCAATCAAAAACGGTGATGATTACTTAACAGTAGATGGTGAAAAACCAGACTACAAGACTGCTGTAGAAGTAGTTGGTAAAAGTCTAGGCTTACCATTTGCCAAAAAAGGTGTAGATACATTCGACGCAGATAGAACGCCTGCAGACGTACAATCAAACAGTAGAGGAGTCGATGCAAAGAGACTGCAAACTGATAGAGAATACAGTTCAGCATACGTTCAAGTGCGAAATGCAAATAAAAACATACCACGTGAACAAATCACAGATGGTATGATTAAAAAACACATGGATAGAACTCGTAAAATAAGATCTATCTAGTAATATAAATTATAATAGGAGACCATAAAATGGCAATTACAACAAGTGATATTAGTGATTTATATTCAAATGTGGTTGCAGATTTGATACCGTTAATATAGTAGGGCGGCTTTAAGGAGAAATCCTTATCGAAGAATGTGGTGAATTCAGGGAACCTCTTAGCAAGTAATGTTGAAGACAATCCTGAGCCAAGCCTAGCAATAGTTAGGAAGGTGCAACGACTATCCCGAGAGGGAGTAGGACTAAGTAGTCCGAAGTGCCACACATCCTTAAGGGATGATGATATAGTCTAATCTAGCAGGAAACTGTTAGCAGGCAAGATGCCGATACAAGATTAACGACCTTGTGTGAATATACAATGACTACGATAACGCAGTATTATTACCAAATCCAGCAGTCCTTTTGAATAACTATTCATTAGAAGGTGCAATCGGCAATCAAATGCAGATTCCACTAACAAACAGTTGGCCCGTAGGTAACTCAAGTGTTTCAGAAAGCACTAGTCTTATCAATGACGGATTCAACTTCAACCCTACAACTGCTTCATTAACAGTGAACAAAAGAGGTGCAGGTAGCACAATCTCAGAAGAAGCACTAGAAGATGGTGGGTTAGCAACAGTATCTAACGCAATCGTAACAAGATTGAGTGGTGCTATTGCAAAAGCAACAGACGTAGCAGGTTTCAGAGTCGCATTAAGTGGTTCAGAAACTGCATTGACAGACATTGCAAACGTCAACGTTGGTGCTGATGGTGTCGCCTCAGGCACATTAGGCAATGACTGTGACTTAGCAGTAGTTATGTCACCAGAAGCAGTTGCATACGCAGTAAAAAGACAACCTACAGTTAAAATGTTCAACGACGTTTCGTCAGACGATCATGACATAGTTGCAACAGTACGTAATGGGTTTGCTCAGTTAAGAACAGACTTCATTAGAAGTATTGCAACTAACGGAGTAATTGGTGGATCAAACGGTGCATCATTAGACCAATTTTCTACGTCTGTGGCAGAACTAAGAGCAAGTAACTCTCCGACACTAGGAGGCTACTACTGGGCATTCGTAACACCAGCACAAGAATTAGCATTGGCTAAAGAACTTAATGGTATTGGCGGAATCTCAAGTGGATCAATTGGTTCAGTTGCTCAAGATTTAGCAAATGATGCCTTGTTGCAAGGTCTAATTACTCAGGCAATTGGTTGCCAATTTGTAAGAAGTAACAATTTACCACAAGGTTTAGCATCTGCTGGTTAATAGGAGTTAGATTATGGCATTTATAGTATCAGGAGGAAACGTACTAAGTTACGCAGAAGCATTAGACGTAAAGGATAAAGATCAAAGGATTTTTGAAGCCAATGAGATTAACTTTACAGATGTGCCTGATACTCCAGGTAGTTTGGACAACTACATTGAGGATTTAACAACAAAGTCTACTAATCGAATCAATGAAAAGATTCGTGCAAGTGCAAGATGGAGAGAATATTTGGGTTATGCAGGTCAAGGTTATGACAGCATAAACGATTTACCAGCATTTAACCCAAATAACATAGTTAATCGTAAAAGTGACTTCACAGACATGTGCTGTTATTATACATTAAAAGAATACATTTTGCCTAAAGTAGCAGACTTTGGTAATCCAGAAAGTGCAGAAGTTCAAAAGATCCAATATTATGAAGGTAAGTTTGATGATTTATTCAGAGAACTACTTGACATAATGGATTGGTATAGTTCAGATGGTGACTCAGTCGTTGATTCAGATGAAAAAATGGTGAGATTCCGTCAAACTAGACGTACCAGGGGTCGAAGTAACTTGGCAAGAGTAAGATAGTATGGCGATTAGAGACACTTTAATCACAGGTTTAACTACTGCACTAGCATCTAGTAGTGTTAGTGTTAGTAGTGAACTACCATGGAATAGTGGTGGAGAAAGATTAGATATCAAAAACAAAAAGAATGTGTATGTAGATCAAGATAACCTCAGTGTTAGTGAATTATATAACAGTCTTGATGGTAATGATATATATGAAAAAGAAACTACTGTGACAGCATACTTAACTGTTGATGCCAAAAATCAACCCAGTGATATCGATAATGTCATCGATAGCATTGTAGCAGAAAGATTAGACATAAGTGGACCTCATATCAAAGAATGTGAGGTAAGTACCGAAATCGTAGCAGATTACATAACGTATGAGTTCGATTATCGGTTTGTAACTGTATAACAAAAAGGAGAAACCAATGGCAGTAATGAACGTAACAGCAGGAAACAAAGCAATCCTAAGGCTAGGTACACAAGCACAATCAGTACCAGGTGCCGCAGGAGGTTTAGTCGTGCCTTTCATGCAAGACATCACTGTTAATGCTTCAACTGGTGTAGTCAGATATAAAACTCTAGACTCCGCAAGTGAAAAAGCATTTACAACACCTTCTACTAACCAGATCACATTGAATGTGTTAGTAGACGAAGATGTTTTCTTTGGTGATGGAGCAAACGCAACAAATAGTGTTGCAAATAATGGATTATTTGGTACTCAGAATAATAAATCAAATGTTCATTTTAGTGTTGCTTTTGAGGGACAAGGTTCAGGTGCTAGATACATTCAAGGAGAAGGTTTCTTGAGTGGATTGGCTCCAACCGCATCTCAAGATGGCGCAGTATTTATTACTCCGATCACAATTGAAGTGGATGGCGATCTAAGCACGGATGTTACACCTTAATTAAGGTAAACAATCGTTGAATGCAAAACAATAATAGTCTCCCTCATTTGGGGGAGATTATTTTATAGGAGAATATTATGAAGAAACACATGTTTTTGAGATTATATAAAGATGGTGTATGGCACGGTAGAAGTGATCGTGTAATCACTGTTGATGGTGTAGAGCATGATCTAGATGAATATGCCAAAGAACATGGCATAGAATTACCAGATAGTTCACACAAAAAACCCAAGAAAGAAAAGGTAAATAGTTATGCAGATATGGAACAAACACTCGATTCAGGAGATACTGAAATCGATGGAGTCGGAGATAGCAAAGGCTCAGAATGAAGTTAGATGTGCTGAAGGAGATATCCGCAAAGCACAAAATAGAATAGCATTTTGTTTAAGTGCTATACACAATTTAAAAGATAGAGATATAAAGGAGTAAGATATGGAGTTAAGTAAACTCGCACAAAAACCTCAACTAATCAAGTTGACCATAAAAGACGAAGAAATTGTAAAAACATACGGAGATGAATTAGAGTTCTACATGTATGATAGACAACCTCTAGATGTTTTTGCCAAGTTAGCAAGTGCTAAAGAGGGTGAAACCACAGAAAGCATGGTTAATATGATTCAAGAAATAATCCTAAACGAAAAAGGTGAAAAAATCATGAAAGATGGATTACAGTTACCTATGGATGTGATTGGTGCATGTATGAAAGTTGCAGGCGAAAAATTGGGAAAATAACGTCCCATAGTATAGAAGAAAATTCGCCTAGTACAAATTACATACTATTACTTGATGCAATGGCAAAGAGGTATGGCGTTTTACCAACAAATATATTAGCCAAAGGCGATACATTTGATTTAATGGTATTCGATGTAGCAGTTACCACAGAAGTAGTAAATAGTTACAAAGAGGCAAACAAGCCATTACCACCTGAATTATATAATAAAACTCAGGTAGACAAACTAGCAGAACAATATTATGGGAATAAAAGTAAACGATAGAGAAGTTGTAGACATGTTCAAGGAATTGAAAGATATGCCTCAATTCGTTATGGAAAAAACATATCCATATCTCAAAAGTCGTACTCCTATAAAATCAGGCAATGCTAGAAACAGAACAAGATTAGAAAAAGACAAATCAGTAATAGGTTCAAGATATCCATATGCAGACAGATTAGACACAGGGTGGAGCAAACAATCTCCACAAGGTTTCACTGAGCCAGCAACTAAAGAAATAGATAATTTGGTAACAGATCAAATTAGAAAGATAGGATCATAAGATGGCAAAGAACATAGAAGTAACCTTAACCCTTAATTCAAAACAATTTAACAGGGGAATGAATCAAGCCAAATCCTCAATGAAAGGATTTAGCAGTCAAGGTAATGTAACAAAAGGCAGTATAATAGGATTAGCCGCAAGATTGGCGCCATTAGCCGCAGGTTTTGTAGCAGTTAGTTCCGCAGTTAACCAAGTAGGTAAAAGTTTAGGTGTTGCCGCACAATTCGAAGATGTACAAGTTACATTAGGCAACATTGTAGGTAGTGCAGAAGGTGGAGCAGCCGCACTAAACAAAATTCGTGATGTGGCGAGAGATTTACCTGTTGCATTTGAAGAATTAGCCGCAAGTGCTCCTGGTATAGCCACAGTAAGTGGAACCATAGGCGAACTTGATGAAAACATAAGACTGGCCGCAGATATAGCCGGCCTCTTTGGTATACCTTTTGAAACAGCCGCAGGACAAATACAGAGATCATTCAGTGCTGGTGCAGGTGCGGCAGATGTATTCAGAGAAAAAGGTGTACTAGCAGCCGCAGGATTCGAAGCAGGTGTAACTTATAGTATAGATGAAACTATTGCAAAATTCCGAGAATTTGGTGTAGAAGTTGACGGTAGTGCAGAAAAACTAAACAAAACATACAGTGGTGCTGTTAACCAGGCAGGCGATGCTGTAACAGACTTTCAAGCCGCATTAGGTGATGCAATCAAACCAGAGTTTCAATCATTCTTGGAAAACATCACAAAAACATTCAGAGACAATGAAAAACAAGCATTAGAATTTGCAAAAACCATAGGTGAAAATGTAGTAAGTGGTGTTATAAGACTTGCAAGAGCAGTAGCAACAGTCATAGACATAGTAGCAAGTATGGGTCAATTCTTGCGTAGAGTTGGTCAAAGCATAAGACAGAATTTTGGTGAACAAATAAGAACTGTGGCAAATGTGGTAGTAAAAGCATTTGGTCTCATATATGAAGGCATAGGCTATGTAGGACAAGGCATAGGCAAACTCATAGAAATAACCACAGGTGTCGATAGTGTAAGCAATTTCTTTGAAAATATTACAAAGGCCGCAAATAAATTAAGAACAGAAGGCTTAGATGCAATTGATGATGTATCAACAGAATTAAGCACATTTATACCTGTATCAACTGCCAGAGATGCTGTCGACCAATTGGTAGATGACTTCACAACAGGTGGGGCCAAGATTCGTGCAGATGCACAAAAAACAGCCGATGCCGCAAAAGGCCTAGGTGATGATTTAGCAATTAACTTAGGTAGTGGTGCAATAGATGCCTCCGCCGCAATATCACAGTTAAGCAAAGATTCCGGAGAATTAGCCGCATCATTATACAATTTATTAGGTGGTGCAAATCCAGGTGGTCTTACAGTTGAAGAAATAGGCAAACAAATAGCAGACGCATTTGCAAAAGATACTAAGATAATGGATGCCATGGCAACATCTGCTGGAAGGGTAAAAATAGCAATGGGCAGTATCGAAGGTGTATTTAGAAACACAATTCCGACTACTCAAGAATATAATACTGCTATAAAATTTTTATTAGATAATTTTGAAGACTTAAAATTTAGTTTACCTGAAATAACATCATTAATTAACAAATTAGATGAAGAATTTAAAAATCAAGAAGGTTTAAGAAACTTCTTAGATACAATTGGACAAGCACAAAAAAGTTTAAGTACAGATCTAGCAACAGCATTATTAGAAGGAAAAAGTGCTGGTGAATCATTTAGAACATTCTTTAAAACATTAACCACACAAATTATAGCAGATGCATTGAGATTAATGATCATACAACCTATACTGACCAGTATATTTGGTTTACAATTTGGTTCAGGTGGTAGTGTAACAGGTATGGACTTTGGTGGTTCATTCCTAGGTGGTATATTTGGTGGTGGTAAAGCAAATGGTGGTCCTGTTATGAGAAACAGACCTTATTTGGTTGGCGAAAAAGGACCAGAAATATTTGTACCTAATTCAATGGGAGGTATAGTGCCTAATCATGCAATGGGTGGCACAAATGTCACATACAACATAAACGCCGTAGATGCACCAAGTTTTCAACAGTTAGTAGCAAGTGATCCAGAATTTATATTTGCAGTAACACAAGCAGGTGCTAGAAGGTTACCAGGAGGATAAACATGTCATTTCAAACAATCATAGACAATGCAACATACATCACCATAGATAGACAAAAAGTCACCAGTTTCACAGTGAGTAGAAGTGGCAGAGTAAAAACAGCAGAAAGAGGCCAAGGCATATACAGATTTAGTGTGGGTTCTCCACAAGGTCTAAAGTATAGCACAAATAGAAATTTATTAGAAGATTTAGATAATGCAAGTAGAACCACAATGGAAACTATTGATATAGGTAGCACAAATGCAAATATGGCTTATATCACAGAATATCAAGGCAATTTATCTCAACCTCAATTAGATCAAATTATCACTGCCGGCAACGATTTAACAGTAGGCGAAGCAAACATATATCTCAATACCGTAAATGTCACAGGTTCACCAAGTGGTACATTATTCAAGAAAGGTGATTACATACAACCAAAAGGTACTGTAGGTACATATCCTTATCCGTATACAATCACAGAAGATATAGCATGGAGCAGTAGTGCAAGTTTGAGAGTACCTGTACACAGAGGTCTATTGCCTTATACAGCAGATACACCTGTGGGAGTAAACATAACTCCTAAATTTGGTAAAGATGTAACATTTCAAGTAAAAGCCTTAACTTCGCCAACATATAGTGTAGTACCACACAATCTTATAGAATTTAGTGGTGATTTTGAATTCGTGGAGATAATTGAGTAATGAGTACTGTTATCACAGAAGTACAAGGCACTAACATTGCACCTATCACACTGATTGATCTCACAATTGATACCACAACATATCACATAAGCAGTCATTATATACCTGTCACTATAGGCACAGGACCTAGTGCAATCACATATAATGAATTAGGTAATTTCTTAAATGTAAATGAAATAGTAGATGATTTGAAATATAACACAGGTGATTTACAAGTAACACTAAGTGGTATACCAAGCAATCAAGACTATGTTGGTCTTATACTTGCAAATCCTGTAAAAGGCAGTAATGTTGTAGTCAAAAGAGCATTTGTAGACACAGAAAGTTTACAATTAACCAGCAATGTTTACACAAGATTCAGTGGTGTTATATCAAATTATAATATCAATGAAAGTTTCAATTATCTAAGCAAACAAAATGATTATACAGTTACGATAACAGTAGCCAGTTTAACCACTGTTTTGAAAAACAAAATAACAGGACAAAGAACAAATCCAGACGAACGCAAAAGAATTTATCCCAATGATAAAAGTTTTGACAGAATACCTATACTGTATAACACCAGTTTTGACTTTGGTAAAGAATATGCACCAGGCACTACTGGCGGTTATAATGGTGGTGGATCTGGTGGCGGTGGTTCTTCAGGTGGAGGCGGTGGAGGTAACCGTGGACGATTTAGAGACGCACGGGAAAGATAATGATCAAGATAGCACAAGAAAGTGATTTTGCAGAAATCAAAAGAATGTTTATAAATTTTGCAAACAGTTCACCTGTGGAATTTTTGCACAACCCAGAATATGACAATAACTATATAGATACATTATTATATAGTATAAAAAAAGTAGGTGTGCTGTTGATAGCAACTCACAAAGATGTAGGCGTAGGATTCTTTATAGCCATGCCAGCACCAGATATCTGGTTACCCAAAGTAAAACCAGTGTTGAGAGAAATGGCTTGGTGGGTTGAACCAGAGCATAGAGCAGGTACAACAGGTGGCAAATTGTTTCTCAAGTATCTAGAAATAGCAAAAAAACAAAAATCTCAAGGTGAAATATCAGGATACACAATGACATTGATGGACCAATCACCCGATATCAAATTAGACAAATGGGGATTCAAGCCAATTGAAACAGTATATTATGCAGAACAGGAGTAATTAATGGCAGTATTTACAGCAATAGGAGCCGCAGTAGCAAGTGCCTTAAGTTTAACAGGTACATTTGCCACTATAGCAGGTATAGGACTTAGTTTTGCAGGTACACTTGTAGCAGGTGTTGTAGCCGCAGGTTTAGGTTTTGCAACAAGTAAATTATTAGGTGTATTTGATGTACCTACGCCAGGCATAGGTACTACACCTGTTAATGGCAGTAAAGTACAAGTAGCACCAAGCACAGATAATAAAATAGGAATTGCTTTTGGTAAAAACTTCATGAGTGGACCTATAACTGATGTAGCAATATCTAATGAAAACCAAACTATGCACTACTGTATACTGTTAAGTGAATACATAGATGGTGCCACGTACTCTGTTGACGATATATACTGGGGTGATGCAATATTACAATTTAATCAACACATAGTTACAGGTTACTCAGATCCTAATGCTACTGCTAACCAAGATTGGAACAATAAAATACGCATAAGAGTATATGCAGGTAGTACAAATAGTGGTGATCAAATATTCCCTTCAGTTGGATTTAAGCAAAGTGCAATCACAATGATGCCACACTGGACAGATATCACAAATTACAGCATGGAAGGATTGGTATTTGCCATGGTTGAAGTGGATTATGATGCAGAAAATGGCTTAACAGGTTTAGGTCAAATGACTTTTGAAATGGAAAATGATATAACCAATCCAGGTGATGCACTAATAAGATATTTAAACAATGATAGATGGGGTTGTGGATTATCAAACAGTTTAATCGATGTAACCAGCATAACAGGAACAGCAAATACCTCAATGAAAGGATTCTGTAATGAACTTGTATCATACACAAACATTGCAAATGTAACAGCCAACATTGCACGTTATGAAATCAATGGTTATTTGAGTACTTTTGATACCAATATGGACAACATTGACAAGATTTGTCAAAATTCAGGTACTTTCTTTGCATTCGATGGTAAGCAAGGCAAATTTAAAACAATACCAAATAGAGAATTGACTACAAATGAATTAGCAAACTGTTTTGTACTCGATGATGATAACATAGTAAGTAAAATATCAGTAAGTAGCACAGAATTATACAACATGTTCAACCAAGTTGAAGTCAGTTTTGCAGATAGAAACAGAAAAGATCAAACAAATACTGTATTCTTAGAAACACCCAGTGGTGATCGTAATCCCAATGAGCCAGATAATCCATTAGAATTCCGTGCAGAATTAGTTAACAACAATATACATGCAGAATTATTAGGAAATATAGAATTAAATCAAAGTAGAAATGGTATGGTGTGTCAATTGACTGGTGATTATAGCACATTACAAATAGATGCTGGTGATGTGGTAAAAGTAAACAACACAGATTTTGGTTTCAATAACAAATTATTCAAAGTAATGAGGTCAAAAGAAAAATTAACTGAAAATGCAATGATAACTTGTGAAATGACTCTGTTAGAATACACAGATACCAATTATGTAGCACCAACAATCACAGAATCAACAAAAAGAACACCAGAAGATGATCCCACAGATATTTTAGATATCAGAGAACATCCATTATACTTGCCGGCTAATGGTTTAGAAAACAAAATGTTTGGTATACCTCAAACAACCACATCAGGTAGTGGTACAGGTGCAAAATTCATTATCAGAAAAGACATAGCATCTGGAGTATACGCAAATGTCACTATAAATCCAGATCAGCCAGGTAGTGGTTATGCAAATGCAGATACTGTTACAATATCAGGAAAGTATTTAGGTGGTTGGGAGCCTGACCACAATTTAAGTTTTCAAGTTGCAGGTGTTGGTGCAGGTGGAGAATTGTCAAAAACACTTAATGGCATACAAAATATCACAGGTAATGCTGTGGTAGTTAATCAAGAGGCATACAGTGGTTCAGTCACTAGATTTAATTTAGCACAATATAGTGCAGGCGGACAAGTAGACTTTGCACCTGCTACTAATGTAAATTTAACCAGTAATACAGCAGTATTTAGAGAAATAGCACCTAGAGTACCAGTTGATTTAGCAAACATTGAAAATGGTACATATACTGTACTCACAAACAGTTCACCACTAGGACAAACACCTGCCAGTGGTTTTGCAGATTTTGGCTTCCGTTTTGGTATAGATGTTAATTTTGCAAATGGTCAAACCATAGAAAATTTTGTAAGCACTGGTCAAACATATGAGAATTTTGATACCATACCAACTGTGGTAAATGCACAAGGCGAGTTTGCAGTAACAGATGAAATGCTAGATGCCACAATCAAAATGGAAGGTTATAACACATTGGCAAATATAGGTGGTAATGCAAACACCGTAGGATTTAAAAACTTAAAATATGATATGTTTAAGGTTAACAGAGGAGATATCAAGTAATGCAAAAAGATTATATAATATATCATGAAACCACTGGTCAAATTAAATTTCATCAATATCATGCCACTGAAGCACAGGTTATTAAATTGTGCAGAGTCAATCCTGGTTTAACATACATGCTAGGTAAATGTCATCCAGATGGTTGCAAAGTAGATTTAAGTGGTGATACACCACAAGTTATACATGTTAACACTGACAACGTTATGGCTTGGTTAAGACAAAGACGCACATTGATGTTAAAAGCATGTGATTGGACACAGGCACCTGATTCTCCATTATCAGATAGCAAAAAAGCAGAATGGCAAACATATAGACAAGCATTGAGAGACATAACCACAACATATTCGTCTTTGGAATCAAAAGATGATGTAATTTGGCCAACTATTCCAAATTAAAGATAAATAGTTGTGTTATAATGCTTGTAGCACCTTAGTGTTGCAAGAAGTACCCTTAGGAGGCAAAAATGGCAGGTAGATTATTATCATTCTCCCAGTACTTAGGTGGCGCAGACAATGTCAAAGTACTAGAATTATTCCCAGGAGATCAAAAAAGTTTCACGTATCAATACGGCACAGATGATGTAAGTGGTTACACATTCACCGCAGATTATCAATCAATTTTATTATCAAGTTTGGCTTATGATAGAATAACTGGTGATCCAAATTTCACAGATACCACAGTAAATGGTTATTTCACAAATGCCGCAAATGTAAATGCGGCCACATATATCGATGAGAGCCTTGCTTCAAGTGGAACAGTAACATTCACAATACCAGAAAACAGATACACAGGTAATGTGTTACCTGATGCCAGAGCCAATGTAGTGTGTACAGTAATGAGTTTTCAGTGGGAAACAGATGACACACCGCCTCAAAAAGATAGACATAGATGGGCAATTTTAGAAAGGTTTGACCCACAAGTAGGTAAGAATCCAGGTGATCCTAGCAACGAATCAGATTTCGTATCATTATAGGAGATTAAATGGCATTCTCAAATATAACAGTAACAACTAGTGCAAGTAATGTAACAGTCAGTGAAGATTTAACCAATGTAAGTGTATCCAGCACAATCAGTAACATTGTAGTAGGTCAAACATCCACAGTTTCAAATAGTGTAATTAGATCTGCAATAAGCAACACACTACCTGTGACATATAACAGTAGCAGTGGCGTAATAGGATTAGATGCTGTTACCACAATGAGTGATATAGTTTTACCTAAATTATCAGATAATACTGTAAGCACAAAAATATTAACCAGTAATGATATCAGAAGTACCAGTGGTAACATCAGTGCTGACAGTATCACAGCAAATGTAACAAATGAAGCATTTACAGGTAATGTTAATGCCAGTTTCTTAAACATCACAGTTGTAGATAAAACAACGCCACTCCATCCTGACGATATTCCATTTGGTAATGCAAATGTTAAAAGAATATCTCATGCAGATCTCAATACAAATTATTTTGCCAATGTGCTATTTTATCAAGGCGGAGAACCAGCAAATGTCTATCAAACACAATTTAAATTAAAAGATAACCAAGATTTCTTAGTAGATAATGCCAGTGGTGTTAATAATTCATATTATAAAGGTAAAAGACACTCGAGTGCAATTGTTTCTATAGGTGATCACCTACCAATGAACCTAGAATCACCAGATAAAGGATATTTCTTAACACGAACAGGTTATGCAGGTAATATAACTGTAAATGATACAGCAAATTTACCTAACGGTGAGGAAAGAAGTGCAACAGGACCTTTAGCAGGTTTGCCTACAAGCCCATATTCTTCGCCAGCAGGAAGCAATGTAAATGGTGTCTTTAATCAAGGTAATAATCCCAATCAACAGGGCAACCAACAAATAGCACATGCTGGAATTGGTGATGCATTTACGGCTGGTGATAGATACCATGGTGGAGGATTAACTTTAAACAGATTCTTTACATCAATAACTGGTCACGATGATAGAGAAAATGGTTATAGATATCAACCTGCTCAAATAAATGCTCATGCAATAAATCTTCAAGATAGTGCAAATTCATATAACTACTGGGGTAATACACATGTATCTATAGAAGCAGGTATGGGTATACAACATGAAAAAAGTAAACGAAGTAGTGGTATGATTCGAATTCAATCTCAATGGATCTCTGATCACATAGATGGTGCTAACTTCGATGAACCATTCGATGGTACAGAATCTTTTACAGCAACTTCAAATCCTGTATTAGGTGTTGTAGCAAATGCCAGTATAGTATCAAATAAAAATGATATCATATTAACCACAAGAAAAGGTGAAGCACTAGCAGTAGATGGCAAAGGTCGTCATAAAGGCATGAGTGATTCAGCAGGTGCAATATTTGTCAATTCAGGTATAACTGCTAATGTTTCAAATATCACCACACATAAAATTCAATCAGCAAGGTGGAACGGTGATATATACAGTGATCATGATGGTGGTGACGGTTTTGCAAGAGTAAGAACAGATATAGTGTACAGTGATTCAGATGTTGTAACAAAAGACAGTGATAAAACACTAGGATTATTCTTATCACATACACCATATCGACAAGGTTCCCCTAATCTCTCACCAGGTAATGCAAATATTCTTGTAAGTTATGGTAATGTCAGAATAAATGACAAATATAATCTACCCAAAACAGACGGTACTAACGGTCAAGTTATAATTACAGATGGTTCAGGTGTACTATCATTTAGTAATGCAGGTGCTGGACCAACTGGACCAACTGGACCAACAGGACCCGCAGGACCACAAGGAACAAAAGGAGAAGTTGGAGCAACTGGACCACAAGGACCAACTGGCCCAACTGGACCACAAGGAACAAAAGGAGAAGTAGGACCACAAGGAACAACTGGTGCAACTGGCCCAACTGGACCACAAGGAACAAAAGGAGAAGTTGGACCACAAGGACCACAAGGTGATCAAGGACCTACTGGTACAACAGGACCAACTGGTGCAACTGGACCACAAGGTCCACAGGGTGCTCAGGGTGTAGCAGGAGACAAGGGTCAGAAAGGAGAACTTGGTGCTACTGGACCAACTGGACCACAGGGACCACAGGGAACAACAGGACCAACAGGACCACAAGGACCACAAGGAGCAATTGGCCCAACAGGACCACAGGGTGCTCAAGGAACAACTGGACCAACTGGAGACAAAGGACAAAAAGGAGAACTTGGTGTCACTGGCCCAACAGGACCAGCAAGTACAGTACCAGGTCCAACAGGACCACAAGGTGCAACAGGACCAACTGGACCACAAGGACCTGCAGGTACTGTAGACACAGTATCTACAGTTAGAAGAGTAGTTATCGCCGCAGAAGATGTAGCAAAAGGTGATGCTGTAGCAATTACAGGTGGCACAGGAGATAATCCAGAAGTCAGCAAAGCATTGGCTTCAAGTGCCAGTCTAATGCCAGCATTTGGTATAATGGACGAGCCTGTTACAGCAACAAACACAGGTAATGCTATAATTTATGGTGACATAGGTAGTGTGAACACTAGTGACACACCAGGAACAAGTTTATTTGTCAGTGCCACAACAGCAGGTGCTTTAACAAGCAGTAGACCTAAAACAGAAGCAAATCTTGTACAAAAGATTGGTAAAGTTATCAAACAAAATGCTTCAAGTGGTAAGATCAGTGTACAAGGCGCAGGTAGAACAAATGATATCTACAATGTAAACACAGGTGAGATTATACTTGGTGCCACAGATGGTACAGGTATAACTGTAACTCCAGACAGCAATTTTGACACTGGCAGTAATGCATTCTCATTAAGCAATACATTAACAGATGTAAACAACATAACCAGTGAAAACAATCAGAGTGCAAGTCTAATAACCAAAGGCACTACTGGTTTTACAGAATTAAATAGAGAAATTGATGGTGTAGAAACTGTTGGATTAGAAGCAGACTCACAAGGTTATGCAATGAAGAGTTTGACAATGTTCAATGCCATGAGTGCAAGTACATCTACACAACCAGTAGCAAATGTAACAGGTTTAATATGTACAGCAGGTGGCACAGTCACCTTTAAAGCAGGCAGTAATGTAGTTCAAATCACAGGTATCTATACTGAAGTAGAAGGCAATGGCGGTAGTGCAATACCTGTAGCAGATGTTTATCAAGATGGCATGGCACTTGTGAATTTTGGTTTAGTAACAGGTGGCGAAGGTAACAAAAACAGACCAGTAACATATCCTTTAAGTATAGATGCTGTAACAACATCACTGGCAAATTCTACCACAAGAACAGCCAATGTTATTATGAGTGAAACAGCACCATTTGATTGGACATGGGATGGTAACTGGACTTGGGATAGAGGATTATTCCATATATTAAAAAACAGTACTACTGGTAGAAAAATGGTAATGGCTGGTACTGCTTCTCTAGATCCACAAGAAGTAACTCATTTAACACCAATTGACAGAAATGATTATTTTGTCAATGACACAGGTACTAACAGTACAGCAGAATTTGATACAAGTAGTGTACCAAACTTCACAGGCGCAAATGTGTCCATGACAGGATTTAGTGATTTCTACTACTCTAGTGCAAGAAGACAATACAAAAAAACAAGTTTAAGAAGCACTAAAGGTTCAACCAGTTTTGCCAATGTAGTATTAATTGGTAATGATGCTGGATATGATGACAGTGGATTTGGATATAACTATTGGCCAACATTTGGTATGACCACATTATGGAATGGTACTGATTCACCAGGTAATGACACAGGTGCCGCACAAAATCCAAGTATAACACCAGGATTGAGATTTATTCAGTTCACAGACAAAACAATCCAAGGCACTGATAGTGCTAACCTAGAAGAAGTCAGTACAGGTGGACCAAGAATACTGTTAAACAGTAGCCAAGGTAATATATCATTAAATCCTGCAGAATACTATCCTAGAGAATATCAAGGCTTAGGTGTATTTGGTGTGTATGGTAGTACACAAACAAATCCATTCCCAAGAACAAGAAGTCAGTTGCCAGGCGGTATATACTTTACAGCCAGTGAAAACTGGACTGCAAACACAGGTACTGATGCATACTTCGTAAGCACACCACAAGGCAAAGTAGGTACTGATACAGATGCCAATGAAGCACATTTATTCTTGGCAAGTAATAATGGTGAAACCACATTATTAGGAACAAACAAAGTCAGTTTCTATCAATCAGCAAACGCCTTTAGTGCTGGTAACATAGTAGGTGGTTATAATGCTATCAAGTCTGGCGTAGAATGGGCAAATATCAGTAGCACAGGTATTCAAACAGGTGGTACTATACAAGGTGACAACACAGTACTCAAGAAGTTTAATGAAACAAAGGTAGACTTAGGTAGTGTTAGTGGAGATCAAAGTATTGCCTTAAATGCTGATAATGGTAGTATATACACACTAACAGCAACAGGCGGTATTACAATTAACAATATAGCAAATGCTGTAGCAGGTACATCAATGACTATTATTATAACACAAGATGGCACAGGTTCACACGCATTAACAAGTAGTATGAAGTTTGCAGGTGGTGATAAAACACTAAGTACAGCACCTAACAGCATAGATGTCATAAGTGTGTTCTATGATGGTACTACATATTACGCAAGTTTAACCAAAGCATACGCATAGGAGTAATTAATGACAACAGAACAACTAATACAATATTTAATTGACGCAGGCGTACCAGAAATAAGAGCAAATGGTATGGTTGGCAATGGTATAATAACAGATAAAGCAAGTGCTGACGAATTCCTTGCATCAATACAAGAATTTCTATAGGAGCCTAAATGCCATTTAGTGCTAGACAAGGATTCTTTCATACTGCGGCAGCACCAGCACCTGCTGGTAATGTGTTGCCTGATTATCCTAATGTGCCTACAGAAGCACAATACATAAATTATCTAGCAAATGCCACAGCCACATCAGCAACAGTATTCAATGATAACATAACACCAGATGTAACTGTACATGGTAGTACCATAGTATCGTTTACTGATCAAGATATGTACATAGTACCACGTGAAAGTGGTAATTTTGTCAAATTAGATACCTCTACTAACACATATTCAGATATGACTGCTACAGCAGGTAGTAATCAGTTCCAAGGTGCTAGTTTAGGATTACATGGTAACATTGTGTGTGCCCCATTTGGTTCAAATAATCCAGGTGAATATGATCCAGCAACAGATACACTAACAACGGTGACCACAACAGGTGGACCAGGTAGTCCTAGTTATTATGAAGCACTAACATTACCAGACGGTGATCATTTATTTTTACCAAAAGACAATCACAAAATGATTAGATACACACCTGGTAACACAACTGTAACACAAGTAGGAGATGCCAGTGGTGGTAGTTTTACTTGGGGAGGCTTTTGTTTAGCACCTAATGGTAATGTTTATATAGTACCAGAAGGTGGCAGTACTGTACACAAATATGATCCTGTAGCAGACTCAATGAGTACAATAGCAACAGGCATAACTGGCAAATATACCAGTGCCGCAGTAGATAACACAGGAAATGTGATAGGTGGTCCACACAATGTGAGTAACTTCTTACACATAGATACCAGCACAGATACTGTTACAACAAAAACATTTGGCTTAACTGTAACCACAGGAAGTACACCAATTACAAATGGTGCCTGTACAGGACCAAATGGCAATGTGTTCTTTGCCGCATTCAACGAAGAATACTTTTATGAAATTGATGGTAGTGCTGAAACAGGAACAAAATATACTAGTTCAGTAAGCCAACCAAAATTGTTTGCCATTAACCCAGGACATAGTGGTAGTGTGTATGCACAAAGTCAATTCTCAGATAAAGCATTTAGATTTGACTGTAATGCTAACACATCTATTAATGATGCTAATGTACAATTTACATACTCATTAACACCAGTAGGATCAATGAGTTCATAATGAGAGTATTTTGGTTAGAAAAAAGCACAAAACGTTACATGGGAGAAGGTAACGATACTGATATAGATTTGTCAGTAGAGACACATCTAGAAAGTTTAACAACAGACTTAGAACCACCATGGGAAATCAGTAACGAAGGTGTTTCTTTAAATATGAATATACCTAAACCTGTTTATTGGACAGGTTCAGAATGGGAAGTAAGAGAAGAATAATGCCAGTAGCACCTAGTTCAGCAAAACAAACAGCCAGAAAAGCATTAGAAACACGCAAAAAGTTGCCTTTGAGTAAAAGAGCAGGCACAGGTGTAGGCTTAGCAAGAGCAAATCAAATTGCCAAAGGCGAAAACATGAGCCTAAGCACACTAAAAAGAATAAAAAGTTTTATAGCAAGACACGAACCTAATTATAAAAGGGCCAGACGGCAAGGTAAAACAATTGAAGACGGTGGTGTTATTTTAGCAATGGCACTATGGGGTTATCCAGGAATAAAAAGTTGGGTAGACCAACAAATCAGTAAACTAGAAAAAGGAGAATAACATGCCAGGACAAAGAGGCGGAATGAAGAAAAAGAAAGGACAACGTGGTGGACCTAAAAGGAAAGGTAGCAAAAGAGGATAGTGAATGGGTCAAATACTTTGCGAGAATACGCAATGTATGTCCTTGGAGTTATAGATTAATGGATTCAATACTGGTTTGGGAAAATGATGAAAAGTGTTTAAGCACTATTGCATGTACATTTCCTGCAACCAAATTTGAAGCCTTTGTATTCGTATACAAAAACAAGTCAGCAAAACAATTAGAACAATTAGCAGACACAATGAACAAAAAATACACACATAGTGAATTCTTATGGAGTCACCCTGCAGAAGGTGGTGATTCAACACATGTACCTTGTCTTATACAACAAGACCGGGACAAATTAACAACATTAAGGGAGAACCTAGGTTATGTGGAAGAAAATTAAAGAATGCTGTAAAAAAGTATGGCAAAAGATCAAAGATATGTTAGGAATGTAACATGAGTAAAAGAATTACCACCCAAGAATTACATAAGGAAATTGAGCAGATCAAAAACAATCATCTTGCCCACATGGCTGAGGATATAGATGAACTTAAAGATGCTGTTAAAGACAACAGAGACTTCTTTCAAGGTAGGTTAGATCGCCTAGACAATAGAATATTTTGGATTCTTGGGATGGTACTCAGTACATTAGTCACACTAGTAGCAACAATCATATCCAGCAATATGTAGCCACAATTTTTGGCATACTTAAATAAAAGTATGGACCAAGAAATAAAACAATTAATCAAACAAGCAAAAAAAGAAGTCAATCAAATTAAGACTGCAAAGCATTTAGTATGGCAGGTTAGGACGCACATAGACCGTCTGTGTGCAACGGGAGAAGGCAAAGAGGTATTAGAGCACTTCTTAAAATTTAGACGCAAATACAGGCATGGTAAAAAGACCATTAACAAAGTTTATTATTTTGAAGGAGTCATATGCGATGCTAACAATATCAAAAGTAAATTATACACATATAATAAAAAAGATAAAAAATGGAATCTAATGAAATGGCGTAATAAAAAATCTAAATATGATGAATAAAAAAATGCCCTCCGAAGAGGGCATAATTTTACGATATTTTAGGAGATAATGTCATACCTATGAGCATAGGCATTAGTTATCATGTAATCAAAGAAATTGATTACAATTATATTTATCATTTATCCTCAATATCTACAAAATTTAAAGAAGGCACAATTAATTGTGATGGCCAACCTTGTTTTTTGAGATACAAATGCATAACTTGAAAGCATTTAAGCAATCTTTCACAGTTTCTTATCTGATAAATGGATAAATCTTTAGGCTTGGTCCTGTTGTGTTGTTCTAGTATACCGCACATAACACTCATTATGCTGTTAAACTTTTGTTTTTTGTATCTTTTGCCTTTGCCTAGTTCTTTCAGTGGTTCATATAACCAGTTTCTAATCTGATAGTGTTCGTAACTGGCTTCTCCTAATACATTTAGTGAGTGTGTTAACCATTCTTTTATAATACTGAGGTCAGTTTTGTTTACTCTGACATATATAGTAGTTGCATTAGTAGATAGTTTTTTGTAATATATAGTGTGCATTATATCTCCTTATCGTATATATTTATTTATCATTAATACACTTAATTCCAAAGAAAACATTGGGTAATGCACGGTTTAGACTTTCACAGTATGCAACAGCACACTCATAGTCATTCCAGTATGGTTTTGTAATAATCCATTCTTTTGTAGGTTCTGTGATTATTTGCCACATTACGCCACCCTCTCACGGTCTAATTCAATTAAGATATTGCTTCTACCGTAGTCACCTGTATAGTGAAAAGCATTCATATGATCAATGATGCCACTAACCTCAAAGCAATTCCATGCATTACTGCCAAATTGTTTGTCTAATATGTTTAGCCAATTACTAACTGGTGAATATTCACCATCTATAATATTAAAATCTAATTTGCCATATACACCTAATTTGATACCACATTCTAGATCATGGTCTATACCACAAAATTGTCCTTCTAAAGTTATAGTATCCATTACGCCACCTCCTTTTTGTTTAATATGTACATATTATAGTACATTTATCAGTACAGGTCAACCTTTTTGTCAAAAAAAACCCCCTAAAAGATGAGTACTAAAAGGGGGTTTAAACACTATTCCGGTTCCTGTGCAGGGAGTATAAGCAATATAACATCGAAAATATGGCAATACTTAAGGGAATTGCTTATACAATAATATTTATTTACAATAAGCAAAAACCAATTTATAAGTGGCTCAAAATCACCTATATATAAATATTATTACAAAATAAACATAAATATTAATAACAAAGAACATTATGGCAAAAACACAAAAAAAGACAAAACAATTCTCACGTTTCATTGAGAACGAAACATGGCAATTCCCAGGCAAACATCAAGGCAAAAAATTAAAAGATCTACCGTTGCATTACTTAAAATGGGGTTTGGACGAATATAGAACAAATGGTCCACAACACACAATAATACAAATGGAACTAAGTCGTAGATTAGGCATTTAACAAACAGAACATAAGGTTAGTCACCGGATATAAAGACCAGAGATCAAGGCTATATGAGACCAAGATAACTTGTATAGACTCTTAAAACTGAGATTCACAGCATACCACTGTAAGAATTAAGGTAAGACATTATTCTGTTATGTCGAAAACACAAACAAGTTCATAAACAATATATGTGTAGAGAACGAAGCATATACAAGGCCTTAGCAGGTGTGGAGTGAGTAAGAGATCCATTGGACATTGTGTATAATAAAATACCTGCTCCCTTATATGGCTGTACACAATGAATACAGAATGAGGAGGGAACCAAGAGTGGTTCCTTCTGACTGAAACTTCTAAAACAGAATGTGTAAGAAGAAAGTTTCATGAAACAACTCACGAAGTGGTTGTGAAATGAAAAGGTCTCTAGACCTAATATAATTCACCTATTAATCACTTGGTTCAAGTTACCTCTTATAAATAATATACACAGGGAGTTTATATAATGGGTAGACGTCTACACAGCAACATCTCACAAAAATGGCATAGTATACAGCACAAAATTTCAGTGAATAATGATGGCTGTTGGATTTGGAATGGTTATGTTAACAGCAGTGGTTATGGCATGGTGATATGTGAAAACATGACAGATTTACCACAAAACAGTTATCATGTCACTGTACACAAACTCAGTTATCTGTATCATCATGGGAGATTGCCCAAAGATTGCTTAATCATGCACAATTGTGATTGTAGGCGGTGTTGTAATCCCCAACATTTAACTGCAGGTACACATCTGCAGAACAGTCATGATGCAAGGAGTCGTGGTAGATTACGTGGTGTGGATTACATAAAAACATATGGTAAAACACGTGGTGAATTTGCACTAGAACTGGGTATAGCACCAGCAACACTCAGTAATAGGCTAAAGAAATGGGGAAATCCCTACTACAATCCCACAAAAAGATAAATATTAGCACAACGCATACAGTGGCGAAAAACACTGATTACAGGAGAACGCAATGTCAACTGAACATGAAGACTTTTCAGATAGCAAACCACTAACACCAGAGAACCAGAGTGAAGGTTCAAAAGCACACCAAGAAGCCACAGAACAAGATAAACATTATCGTGTAAAGAAGATTAAATATGGCGAAAAAACAGTGGTAGGTCGTGTTATAGGCCGTAACAAAACCGTTATACCAGAAGAAGAAGTAGCACAACTAAGTCAATATCACTGCACAAACAAAGAAATGGCAGACTTTTATGGGGTGCCATTACAGACCTTTATGGACAACTTTCGTGATATCATAGACAAAAATAGACTGATCACTAAACAGAGATTGCGTAAAGCACAATTAGACCTAGCACTAAATGGTAAAGATCGTGTTATGTTGATTTGGTTAGGTAAAAATTTACTTGGACAAAGTGACTCACCAGTAAGCAGTGAAAGTAATCAAGTGTTACCATGGCTTGATTCTGAGTCAGATAAATAACTGTGTTGAACGACATAATCAATTAACTTTAACTTCAAAAGGAGGAAACTGTTATATGTGTGTCAATATAGTCGTTCAACACACTAACGATTTATAGGAAAAAGATATGAAGCAATTCACCATAAAGCAGGGTAATAACATAGACACCCTCAAAACATATCCTGATAACCATTTCGACAGCATAGTCACAGATCCACCATATGGCATAGAGTTCTTAGGCAAAGACTGGGACTCAAATACTGGTGCAGTGGAAACTTGGCAAGAATGCTTCAGAGTGTTAAAGCCAGGTGGATATTTATTGGCGTTCTCAGCCGCAAGAACATATCATCACTTAGCCACTAACATAGAAGGTGTAGGGTTTGAAATAAGAGATCAACTAATGTGGTTGTATGCTTCAGGATTCCCCAAAGCACAGGACATTGGCAAGGCCATACAGAGAAGACAAGGGGTTGAAAAGAGTAAACCCTCAAAAGGTATGAATGCTTATCCAGAAGATGTTAAGAATGGTGGCAATAGAGGTGTCAATCCAGGTAATATTACAGCAGAAGATTATCCAGATAAGAAAGATGAAATAATACCCACATCACCAGAAGCAAAACAATGGAGTGGCTGGAAAACAGCACTCAAGCCAGCACATGAACCTATAGTGATGGCCCGTAAGCCATTTAAGGGCAGTGCCATAGACAATGTATTAACTCACGGTGTAGGTGCTCTTAATATAGATGCTACCAGGGTAGGGGCAGAAGAAATGCCTATAGGTGCACACGAACAAACACGTTCCTTATTCGACAGCAATAAAAAGAGTGCTTTTGCAGATGAAACAGTTCAAGGAAGATTCCCCTCAAATGTGTTAGGTGAAGTTGAAGGCTATCAAAAGTTCTTCTATTGTCCTAAAGTAAGCCGTAAAGAAAGGCATTGTGGATTTGAAGAAAAAGAAATACCAGCACTGTTTGGTGATGTCAAAGGTGCGTATGTTGATGGTGAAAGAATGGCAGTAAAGCATCAAGAGTATCAAGGTAATAGTAAGAAAAAAGCAGACCCTCTTGCTCATATACCCACAAATCCAAATGGTATGTTACAAGATAGATATGAAAGTGGTATGCAAGTAGGTATGTACCAAGATACTAAACAAAACGCAGGAAACAACCACCCTACTGTAAAGCCAGTAGAACTAATGAAGTATTTGGTTAAATTAGTTACACCACCAGGTGGTAAGGTATTAGATCCTTTCTGTGGATCAGGATCAACAGGTATGGCGGCTGTGGAGTTAGACTATGACTTCACAGGTTGCGAGTTAGATGAAGATTATGTAAACATAGCAGAAACCAGAATAGAAGCATGGTATGAGCATACACAACCAGATACCACATTCGACGAGATATTTGAAGAAAAATGAAGTTAACCAATCCACAAAAAACTATCTCAAATGATTCCGCAAGATTTCGTGTGGTAGTTGCAGGTAGACGTTTTGGTAAAACATTCCTTGCAATCAATGAATTAGCCAAGTTTGCCAGACATCCCAATCAAAAGTGTTTGTACATAGCAACCACATACCGCCAAGCAAAGAACGTTATCTTAAATGACTTAATACAATTTCTCCAAGAAAAGAACTGGATAAAGAAGATCAATCATTCTGACTTAGAAATAACATTAGTAAACAACAGCATAATAGCATTACGCAGTAGTGACAACAAAGAAGCATTGCGTGGTACAAAGTGGCATTTTATAGTGTTTGATGAGTTTGCAAGTATGGATTATGAAACATTCAATAGTGTGTTGCGTCCTACATTAGCAGACACAGGTGGACATGCACTATTCATAGGCACACCATATGGTAGAAATCATTTTTGGGATCTGTACAGCAATGGTGGTAAGTTGAAGGATTGGAGCAGTCATCAATACACAACCATACAAGGCGGACATGTGCCACCAGAAGAAATAGAAGCCGCCAAAAGAGATTTAGACGAAAGAACTTTCTCACAAGAATTCAATGCTAAATTTGAAGATGCCGCAGGTATAATCGCCTATGCATTTACACCAGAAAACATCAAA